GAACTTGATGATAAAACAAACTCATTAGGGGATGGACCGTTTACTGTTACGACAATATTATTAGCATAACCAGTACCATAACCACCATTTATAGCACCATTAGTTTTTAAAACTAAAGCTGGTACTCCATATTGGCTAGTGTTAGAATTAGATAATGCTAAAAGAGTAACGTCATCATTACCGCAATTATAAGTGGCACATTCTAAAAGTTTTACATTAATCCATGTTTCATTTGGTCGATAAGAAAGATGACAACTAGCTAAAAATGTTCCTGCCCAAACGAGGTTTCCACCATTTACTGAAACTTGTATTAACTGACTAGAATAAGAAGCATTTCCTAATACTACTGTATATTGACCCCAGTTAGCATTAGTTGATTTAGAAAGAGAAGAATAATAAGCTGAATTAGCATTATAAATTAATCCAGCAACGTTAAGAGATCCATCTGTTTTAATTGTATCTTCGCCAGCGCGGTAAAGATTTGCTTGAGCATCATTGCCAAATGTAATACCGCTTGCAGCAGTCGTTGAACCCGATCCACCAATTGCGAGAAGAGAAAGAGGGGTTACTCCACCAATTGAAACTTGAGAGTTATTTAAAACTTTTAATGAACTTTTCCAGTTAGCGTGAGAAACTGCTCCTCCAATATAAGATCCAACATCTACTAGTGGAGTAGTCGTGCTACTATAATCACCTACTAATCTTAAACCAGCAGTAGACTGATCCATTCCAATACCAGCCCATCCACTATATGTACTTAAAATTAAAGGATTATTAGCTACAGTATTACCAAAAGAAAGAGCAATCGCCGCAGTTGTTCCTGAGATAGATAATTTAGATTGAGGATTTGTACTTCCTATTCCAATAAATCCATTATTCTTAATAAATAAACCATCATAAGTGCCTTTAAATCGATCATTTGTTACTGGAAATTCATATCTATTAAAACCGAGAAGACCAGCAACAGTTGCGCCTGTACCTGTCGCAGTAGTTTCTGTTAATACAGTGTTTGCCTTTATTCTCGCAAAAACCGCCATTGCGGCACAAGCACCACCCAAGGATCTAAAACGCAAATCAACAGCACCGCCAGTAGTAGCTAATCTAGCATCAACAACCACACCATTAGGCTCACCTGCATAATGAGCTTGAGTTCTACTTGGTAATTGAACCCAATCTGTTGTCGCTCCAGTATAATAATTAGCAATCAACTCAAACATTGAGTACTCAATTGTGCTGCAATCATGATGAAATATTTCAATAGTAGCTCTAATAGAATTAGCAGAAGCAGCTAAAGATCCAATTTCTGTAAAACTACCTGCTGCGGCGGCGACACTTCTTGCTATAGCTACTACATGCTCGTCTGCATTAGTATCATTTAAATTCCAATATAAACCTCCAGCGACTTGTAATTTTTTAGTTGGATTTGTAGTTCCTATTCCAACATTTCCATCACTTTTAATAGTTAATCTTGTAGCAGCCGCAGTTTTATCAACGAGCAACAATCTGCCGCCGCCTTCACCTGCTCCATTTGCTGTTGACTGTATTTGATAAAGCCTTCCTCCTGCTGAACTTGCTTCTATTTGAATTGCACTACCAAAAGTTGCGGTTCCTTTAAAGACAGCCGCTTCAAGATTTGATGTAACCTGTAATTTTGCTACAGGAGATTGCTCACCTATTCCAACATTCCCACCGCTTGCAATATAAACAGTAGCATTTCCTAAAATGTCTGTAAATTGAATACCATTTGCTCTACCATATAATTGACCAATAAAATTATTCGTTTGATCATTAAATAATGCAATACCATAACCACCAGCAGGTCCAATTTGACCAACGCCAGTAACCCTCAAAGACCCAGCGACTTCTAATTTCGCTGAAGGATTATTTGTGCCTATGCCAACATTACCTCTCGATGTCCAGATACTTGATCCCGGCAATCTTATTTCATCTTCAACATTTCCAATCCATGTAGAAGAAAATTCTGTCATTTCTATATTCCAAAGAAAAACTGTTCCAGCAGTTTGCTGAGTTACCCCGGTTTCAAGATGATATCCTAAGTGTAGATTTATTGCGCCAGATGCAGTTGCTGCAAAAGTATAAGAAATGTGCGTCCATTTACTAGTACTCAATCCGTCACTTGACGTAAACGCTTTGCCTCCAATTGTATTCCAAGCTCCTGTATTATTAACTACTAAACAAAAATTAGTAGCAGTTCCTAATTTAACCCACATTCCAACCGTATAAACTCTACCATTTGTTAATCCTGAAATTGTTAGGTATAAATCGAATTGTAATGCTGAAGTTGCTGAAAGGGTATAAGTACCAGCAGAAGTTGTTCCATCAGGAGCGGTTGCATTATTATTTGTAGAACTCCCATTCCCTATAACCCAAGTTGGACTATTTGTTACTCCATAAACATAAGTTCCTGCACTAGAAAATCTTGGAGAATTAAAAGCAGAACGAGAAGTTATTGAATTAGTAACGTCTAATTTATAAGCAGGAGCAGTTGTACCTATACCTACGTTACCTTCATTTGTTTGAATTGCGGGAATCGTTTTATTAGCCATATTATTATGTTACTGATGCTTGTTGTCCCATTACATGATATGTAATTAGAGATGAATTTGTTGAAGAAGTTGCAGAAATTAATTTTAATTGTATTAAAAAGTTTTGAGTACCTACCGCTGCTGGGTCTACTATTTGTATATCTATTTTGTCTCCAGCGGCTCCTCCTGTGTTGTCATGGGCAGTTATTATTGTTCCGGGTGTATTATATGCATTGTCGCCATTCTGAATAAATAACTCAGAAACAAATGCTACTGCGCTGTGATTACCCCAGTCTCCAAATGCTCCAATCTTAACATAGCAAGAATTGTGAGCCAACATATTAACTGTCAATACAGTAGTCCAAGAAGCAGTGCTTAATGCTACTGTCTTTTGACCATATATGTGACCATTTAAACTGGTAGTACCTGCTACTACTAGATTTCCATCTGTTTTTATTGTATCTTCGGCAGATCTATATAAATTAGCTTGAGCGTCATTTCCGAAGCACATTCCGCTAACCGCAGTAGTTGAACTACTTGGTCCAACAGAAAGGAGGCAATTTGGAGCATTATTATTATTTCCAATATGCAAACGACCTTGCCTATTGAGAACCATTGCTATACTACCGCTAGAGTAAAACCAAGTCTGCTGAACAGAGGCTCCATGATTAAATAAAACTGTAGAAGGGGCATTGCCATCTGTTGGCGTATTATAAGGCCCAACGTATGCAATATTTAGCGGCGTCATTCCAAGCATTGGAACCGCTAAACCTGTAGAAGTAGTTAAAGATATTCCTCCTCCAGAGATTTGAATTTTGTCAGTTGGTACAGTTAGACCAATTCCAACATTGCCAGCAGATGTTATTCTAGCTCTTTCAGCTTCATTAAAAGAGAAAATTAATGGATTTACAAATGTCGTACTTGCAGGTACTCTTACTTGCCATCCGCCGCCATAACTTTGTAGATCTAAACCTGCATATGCAGAACCGCCAGTATCTTGGTTATTTACTCTTACATATGTTTGACTATTTGCTGTATTAAATACTTCTAATTTATGAGCAGGATTCGTTGTGCCTATTCCAACATTGCCATTACCCTTTAAAACAAGCATGTTATCAACGGTATTGGATCTAAAAATTAAAAGATCATTATTAGTATTCCCATCTAAATCTGTTTCAACAGTATATCTATTAGAATTGTCAGAAGCTTGGAAATACATTTTTGCATTATCCGCTGACTCATCTCCTTTGATTGCTATTTGACCGACAACTTGTAATTTATTAGTAGGAGCCGTAGTACCTATACCAACATTTCCATCAGGTCCTATTCTAACTCTTTCTGCTCCATTTGTGTGGAATAGAATTGGATTGCTAGTGTCTGCTACGATATGCATTCTATCATAGCTATATAACATTGAACCAGAACCTACTACTCCAGCATAATTATAACCAGTTCCATTTCTTAATAGTTGAACATTTCTAGTTCCATCTGTTATTTTTAATCCATCTGATGTACTACCTAAAGCAGAATCAGAAGCGACTCCAATTGATAATTTAGTATCAGGAATTGTGGTTCCTACGCCTACAGCGCCATTGTTACGGAAATGCATTCTCGACCCAATACCTTCTTGCCATATAGAAAGAGCAGGGCTTGTATTAGTATCTCCGACAACGGCAATTCTCCACTTTCTTACTCCATTTGTATGTACGAAAAAACCACCATAACCATTTGAAGAAGCATAATCGGCAATAAATCCGGGTTCTACTGCTCCACTTGCGAAAGATCTTACTGCTGTTCTGCTAACATCTAATGCCCATAAGGGGTTTGTTGTTCCTATTCCAATTGCATTAGGGGTTACTGAAATAGTGCTTTTAGGCGCAAATCCATAAGTAAGATCCAATCTAGCACCAGCATAATAAATTAATCTAGCATTAGAATCACCTCCAACAGAATTTGCAAAGTCAATATAAGCTCCATTTGTTCCCAACAATTGTAATTGAGCATAAGCGTCTGCATAATTAAAGCCCATTGAACCTGCTTTATTTAATCCATATCTGCTTCCAGCAGAAGAATTATCAGAAACTACAAAAGGCCAGTTAGTATCAGAAGTTGAAGCGTTTATTCCTAATGAGCCATTTACGTCTACTTTAAATGAAGGATTAGTGTTGCCAATTCCAACTTTATTGTTCCTAATCACTAGATCGCCGCTTCCGTATTGTCCTGCGACAATTCTGTCATCAGCAAATACCTCAAGAACTGGAAGACCTGCTGAATTGTTTACTGACATTAATGAATCGCTAAGGTCATCAACGACTGAGAATAGGGTTCCGTTTGTGCCGTCTGCTCTTAAGACTGTCTCGCCAGCTATACTTGAAACAACATGTAATTTTCCACTAGGTTGAGTAGTCCCAATACCGACATAAGATCCGGGTTTGATCTTGATTGCGGTTTCCCAAGCATTTCCTGCGGTATTCCCTATGTTAAGATTTAAATTATCTGTATAAGAACCCGGATATAAATCAGTTACAAGTTGAACATAACTTAAAGTCCTTAGATATCCCCCTGCAATTAATGCTCCATCTGTTTTAAGAGTATCTTCAACAAAACGATAAATATTAGTTTGAGCATCTCCACCAAAAGTTATACCGCTTGCTGCTGTTGTAGAACCTGCGCCACCAACTGACAAAAGAGTAGTTGGAGTATTCGTACCTATTCCTAATTTACCATCAGATGTAATTCTAGCTTTTTCAGTGTTATTTGTATAAATTTGAATGGCATGAACACCGATTGTAGATAATACTGTTCCATTATTGTCTGCTCCTATAGCGAATCCTGCATCTGTAGCAAGATCTCTCGTAAACGTAGCAAGAGTAGCAGATGTATTAAATACATGTAGTGGAGAACTAGGAATCGCTGTACCTATACCAACATTACCATTCCCCATGAACCTTACACGTTCTACGGCTGCTGCACCAGCTACATCGTTAAGAGAAAACGCAAGGTCCATGTTGGTAGCAGTGCGTATTGCATCAATAAATACTTTTCCACCATTACCATTATTAAATGGATCTGATGTAGAAGCAGCCAAGACTCTTACGGTTGTTCCAGCCGTAGTGTCCATATTCATTGCTCTGATGGACTCAAATATTCCACCAGCAACAGTTTTCATCAAATGCAAAGAACCGTCTGCAATTCTAGCTTCTGAAGTAGTATAAGTAGTTGTATTAACAGTGCCGCCGCTTACAACAAATTTAGATAAAGGATTTGTTTGTCCTATGCCAACATTTCCAGATCCATCAATACGAACCTTTTCTGTTAGTGATGATGCGTTGTCGGCCTTTGTAGAAAATGTTAAGTAACCGGCATTTCCTCCACCCCCTCTATAAAAACTTATTTTTGCAACATCAGTGATGCCATTTTGAGCTGAAATTCCAAAAATAGGTACATCAGCAAGGTCTTGTCGGTTATTTCTAAGTGTTATTAGTGATTCCGCATTTTGAATTTGTTCAATATGTAATTTAGTAACAGGACTTACCGTTCCTATGCCGACATTACCATTAGATAAAATTCTTAGAGCTTCAACATTTGAATTAGCTCCAACACCTAAAGCCATTCCATAAAGAGCCCCGCTTGGATTGAATTCAATATATGCTTGATCTGTTACGTCAACTCGCTTTTGAATTCTTGTAGTAGCAGTCGTCCAATCTCCGCCTGTAGCGAAACGTTTTTCTACAAAAGTTATTTGAGAAACATTACCATTATTAACTGCATAAGTAAATCCAGTAAGAGCGATATTAACTGGAGAAGCTCCCAATGTTCCTCCATTTATATTTATTGGTCCAAGAGTCGCAGCACCAACAACCACCAAAGAGCCATCTGTTTTAATTGTAGAAGCAGCGCTTCTATATAAGTTTGCAGAAGAGTCGTTGCCAAAACTCATTCCACTTACAGCATCAACAGATGAAGCTGGACCGACATTTAATAAAGCTGGAGGAGTATTGCTAAGATTTCCTGCTATATTTAAACGACCTTCCTTATTAAGGACCATTGCAATTCTACCGCTTGAATAAAACCAAGATTGCTGAACTGAAGCTCCTTGATTAAAAACAACTGTAGTTGGAGCATTACCGTCTGTAGTAGTAGTGTAAGGCCCAATGTAAGCAATATTTGTAGGAAGGACAATACCAATCATTGGTACTGCTAATCCCGTAGACGTAGTAAAAGAAATACCACCACCAGATATATGAAGTTTATTAGAAGGATTAGTTATACCGATACCAATGTTACCATTATGATATATACGCATTCTTTCTGCGTAAACGACATCATTAAGTTGATTTGTATAAAAAGCTAAACTTGTGCCTCGATTATATCCTAAAGCATCTTCGCTTACAGCATAAATTGCAGATGTTTTTCCAATTGTATCAATTTGATTTGATTCAAGCGAACCTACAAATTTAATGCCCCATTTTGCACCTAAATTTGAAGTCGTAGCAGGATTACCTCCATATGGAGCATTTAAAATCAGCAAATCAACCGTTTTATTTGCATCCATGTAAGCGCTTACAGTATTTGCTCCCAATTGAATTCTTGTTCCCGTTGGAGTTGTCTCTACTACGTTTAATTTGCTAGTGGGAGCCGTTATTCCTATACCAACATTTCCATTAGAAGCAATTCTTACTCTTTCTGTTTGTTGAGTTAAGAAAGTAGTGTTATTCCAGCTACTTAATACCATTCCATCAGTTACCGAATCATACTTTAAAAATTGAGAAGAAATATCGTTAGCCCAAGAAATAGCGCTGCCACTTCCAGCAGCCATATAAATACTTCCACTGACATTTAATTTTAAAGGAGTTACGTTAGTTCCTATGCCAACATTACCATTTAAACCTTTTATTGTAAGAAACGTATTATAGCCATTTGCAGCCGCATTAATTGCATTAATACTAAAATCAAAATCATTACTCGCTGCTGAATTTTGAGTTGTCAACAATCTCCATCTATCAAATCCACCATGTCTAAAATTAAATATATTTGTATTATTAAATGTAGATGATTGATATTCACCTTGCAAAGTCATTGAAGAAGTTGTAGTAGTAGTACTTCCAACTGTAAGCAACGTAACTGGATTTGTCGTGCCTATACCAACGTTTCCGCCAGCATCAATACGCATCCATTCGCTCATCGTGCCACCATTATTAGTAGTAGCGAATTGTAAATAACCTGCATTATTTCCTGATATGCCGTTGGATTTACGACCAGCAATTTGCCCAAATGACTGAAGAAGACCGCCGCTATATTCTCCGCCCAAACCAATTGCTCCTCCAACATCTGCTGCATATCCAGCAGTAGTCCATACTCTTAAAACATTGTTTCCTGCTCCGTTATCAGTTGCAGGATTTGTTGGGAATCTTACGTCTAATCTAGTTCCGGGGGCGTTTGTTCCTATGCCAAAATTTGAAGCATTGTTAATATAAGAATCTGAAGAAGGAGCGAAGTAGACTCTAACAACAGAAGAAGCATTAACTACTCTAACTGGAAAATTATTATAAGTAAATTGAGTATTATCCCAGTACCAAGACAAAGTAGTGTTATTTGGAGACCAAGCTCTTACTTGACCTGCTGCGCTTCCAAATCCACCAGCGCCATTAAAAAATAAATCAGGAGTGCTGTCGTCAGCATCTCCTACTATATTCAATCTACCATCCGTTTTTAAAGTTCCCGCTGCTGATCTATATAAATTAGCAGTAGAGTCTCCACCAAAAGTTATACCACTTGCAGCAGAAGTGGAACCTGCGCTGCCAACTGATAGGAGAGTAGTTGGATTAGTATTACCTATACCAACATCACCATTAACATCAATTCTTAATTGCTCTGAATAGAAACCACTTCCAGAACCTCTTCCTATTGCAAAATATTGATTAGAAGAAATGCCATTGCCCCAAACTATATTAGATTCACTAAATCCATTACTATAATTTGAACCTATTAAAACTCCATAAGTATACGCACTTGGTAACGTAGCTCCTACATTACCTGCAAATAATCCCCAATTATTTCCATTTGTCGCTTCATAGACATGAAATTTAGTAATTGGATTAGTAGTACCAATACCTATGTTGCCATTTGTTTTTAAAATAGTAAATCGCTCTGTTGAATCTGCATCTCGTATAACAAAATTATTACTAAGTGCTTTAGCAGCAATACCCCACTGTGAAATATTTGCATCTAATAATAAAATTTTAGATTCGGCTGCTGTAGTTTGCCTATCAATAGTAAGAGACGCATTGCCTAAGCTTGACGCATCAATTCTTAAATCAATAGCAGATGTATTTGTTAGTAATCCATTTCCTACCACATGTAATTTAACAGTAGGATTTGTTGTGCCTACGCCGACATTACCTGCTGTATCAAAAGCATAGTTTGAATTTGGATTTACCAAAGTATCAACAGGTGCAGAAGTCCCGCTGTCTAACCCAGCTTGCCAAACAGTTACTGCCGATGAGTAACCTACTCTAATAGCTAACTCTCCATTTGTGTCATTGTACCAACCATTTTTAATATATACATCATAATAAGTTGTTCCTGCACCACCACCATCTGGCACTGCATAAACTAAAACGTTTGTAGTGTCTGGACCTCTTTTTAGGTAGGTTACTTGTGGAGCGCCGGGATTAGTAGCCGCATAGGCAATAAAATCAAATTCAACTTTTCTCTCAAAACCTACATGAAGTGCAGAATTAGTAGTTGTAAAATACCCATTCAAACTAACATTTTGGTAATTTGCATTAATTTTTATTCTTGCTACTTTAAAATATCTTGCTGGATTATTACCGCCTTCAGGTATATTGAAATATACAGTTCTAGTTGAATTGTCATCAATGATATCTGTGCCAGCGTATAACGTTGTGCTTTGTCTAATTACCGGCATTGTCACTGCGCCTACTACATCTAATTTAGTACCGGGACTTATTGTGCCTATTCCGATTCCAGTTCCTAAGTCATAAATACTGCCAGTAACTAATAGTTTGGTACCGCTCCAACGAGGGACATAGTTGGATACTCCAACTCCAGAAAGGAAAGTACTATTTGCATATCCACTCAGAGTGTTAATCTTCGTGTCAAGGGTAGAGCCGGTAGCAGCTAGGTTCGTTATCGTCGCAAAGGTACTGTTTGAGTAACCACTCAGAGTGTTAATCTTCGTATCAAGAACCGAACCAGTGGCGGCAAGGTTTCCACTTAAAGAAGTAATAGTTGGAGAAATAATTCCAACAGAAGCAATTAAATTACCAGCAACAGAAGTAGAAACAGGAATAGTAGAACTGTAATTTTGATTTCCTAAAGATCTGATTTTATTTACTCTTAATGCGCCAGCGCTAATAATCTGATTTGCAACAAATGAAAATCTAAAATATCTTGAAGCACCACCGCCTTGAATTGAATTAGCAATACTTAAAGCAATTGTTCCCTTTGTGTTATTGGTTGAGAAAGCCTGTTCTGTTATGCAATTAGTCCAATTTATTAAATCATTACTATTCTCTACGTTTAATTTAAAACCCCAGAAAGATTGATTCCAATCAGTATTTAAAAGTATAAAATTTGGTCTTGTATAGCTAGTACCTTGATCTACAACAAATCGTTTTCCAGAAATTCCAACAGAATATTCTGATGAAGTTACTAGGTCTAAATATGAATTTGCGTTACCATTTAATAAAGTACCATATGATAAAGGCGCTGGATCTGCATACCAGTTATTTCCAGAAAAATACTGACCGCTAATAGTTGCTCTAAACCTTAATGGATCATTAACACCAATAGCATTAGATAATGCATCTATTAATTCTAAATTAGACTGAGGACTAGAAGCTGGGCTAGTAGAATACCCTAAATAAGCACTACCTGTATTTGAAGGATAAGCCAAATCTTCTCCAATAATTATATAATCAGAAAACCTAGCATTTCCACCAGAGACATCTAATTTAACAGCAGGATTAGTTAGCCCTATGCCAACATTACCAGCAAAAGTTGCATTTACAGCAACTACTAAAGAGCCATCTGTTTTAATTGTGTCTTCCGCTAAACCGCTTAATCCAGCAACCAAAACAATTGAATTAGGATTAGTTGAAAGCAAAAGTAAATCGTCAGAAAGACCACCAGTAACAGCAGAAGCTAATCCAATAGCAGCTTTTGGAGTTTGCGCCTTATAAAATTCTATTTGAGAACCTGCATTATTTCCCGTACTTCCTACTAGTCTAACCGTAGCAATACTTGATATTGTACCAGAATTTTCTATATGTAATTTTACAGCAGGATTTGTCGTACCTATACCTATGTTGCCATTATTTAAAATAACAAAATTAGATACGGCAGATGACGCTTCAAATACAGAATAGTTTGCTGAACTCCCGTCATTTACAACTCTGAGTGTAGCTCCAGAAGTTACCGTTGTAGCCGTACCGTTATCTTGAACTAAAAGCACGGCAGAATTTGCAGATGGACTTGGATTTGTAATTATAGAACTTCCTATAACATGCAATCTAACAGTAGGATTTGTTGTGCCTACGCCGACATTACCACTTAGATTGATGCGCATTCTTTCATTCGTATCTTCAGAGATATCAGTATTTAAAGCAGAAGTTATATTAGTATGAAAAGTAACGCCCTTATTATAAATTAACTTTATAAAATTACCCTCATCAGTTGCATTTTTAAAACGGCGAACTAAAGAATGTCCTGTAGGAGATGCTTTTACGTTATTACCAATAATTGAGGCTAAACTATTTCTACCTTCACCATAAGCCGCATAATTAAAAACAATATTCTTTCCTCCTACTCCACCAAAATCTAGAAAATCAGTAGGTGCATTTGAGCCAATTCCAACGTTACCAGCTACTAGTAAATTCGATGTTATATCAGTAGTACCATTTATTTTTGAATCACCAAATACTTCAAAAGTATTAGTAGACTGAGAATGAGTACCAAATCTTACTAGATTTATATACTGATTAGCAACACCTCCTGCTTGTTGTAAATATAAAGGTAGGTTTGAAGAACGATCTACTTTTATAAATCTATGCCTATACAAACCATTTGTATAAGCATTATGATCCATTACTAAACCAAAAACTCCAGTAGCATTTGGAAATGTATTAGAATCAGCAATTCCTGATTGGTTAGTAAATCCCATGTTTCTCAAGTGTAGTTGACCTGATGGATTAGTTATGCCTATTCCAACGAAGCCATTATCATAAATGCTTCCAGTAACTAATTCTTTCGATGTATTCCAACGAGGGACATAATATTGTGTTCCAGATCCAGAAACAAAAGTTTCATTAACATACCCACTAAGAGAATTAATTCTATTATTTAATAAGGCTCCAGTAGAAACAATTTGTCCACTTAATGCAGACAAATCAATGATACTTGAATCCGCTTGCCACATTACGCCAGAAGACGTAGATGTCAAAACTTGACCAGCAGTTCCTAAACCGTAAGAACGGTCAAATATAAAACCAGAAATTTGAATTCCCGTTGTGAGAATTTCATCTATAGCGAATTGAGCCATTTGGAAACCTTATACCTTATTATTAATTACACAAAAAAATCTTTAGCCCCCTAAAAATCGAGAGCTAAAGATTGCGTTTCTAATATTTTATCTGATATTTCAGACCTGCATCTTTGGGAATGGAGGAATCTCAGGAGCTTGAGTGTTATTGAGTACACCCTGAAGAGCCGCAGTACACTTATCAAGGTACACATGCTCATCATAACTCAATCGGCTCTGACGAGCTAGACCTACAAAAGTGTTTAGCGCAATTTGCGGCGTAGGATCTGGCAAGTCCTTGACGGATGGAGGCTGCTGTGGTGGCTGTTGATTAGTCTGTTCCATATGATTATATATTATCTTCCTTCGGCTAAAATTCTTTTGGCTGCATCAGAAATGTCGTTGTCCAAAACTTTCTTTGTACCGGACACTTTTAGATAAGAATTATTATGGCGTCGAAATTCATTCAAAAGTCTTTCTCTCAGCATTTTCATATTATCAACTGGGAGAAGATTCATTTTGACTGCATGACTTTGAAGATCGCTCTTAGTCATAGCATTTAGTTGACTCCAATATTCATCCTCGTTAAAAGTACCGTACTTGTCTGAACCAGCATCACCAAGAATCTGGTCAAGAGTTTGGTAGTGCTTTTCTTCAACTTGAGCATGAGTTTGACTCATGTCTTCTAATGCTTGCTTCTTCTTTTTAGCCATACCTTATAATACTATATATAAATAAAAATGTAAAATAAAAAACCCCAGAGGGGTTACCTCTGGGGTTAAAACTGAGAGAGCTTTTAATCAGTTGGTAATAACACCACCGATAGCGCGAGCGTCGATACAAATACGACCCTCTTCCAAGAAGCCGTAGAAGCCAGTCTTCTCGGCGCGAGAAACGAATTGATCATCAGGTAGAACGCTGAGTTGTCCACCGCTCTCAGCGTTTGTAGCGACTGGGCGGATAAATGCATCACGGCTCAAGTCAAGACCAATTGAGAGGTCATGAGAAGCAGTGGCGAAGGTAATGGCGTTAGCACCATTGATGTCAGGATATGTGGTTACGTCGAAAGAGTCAAACAAGGTGTTATACTTTTGGCTCTTACCGAGTTCAACGAGTTCGACAATATTAATACCGAACAAGCTCTCCATTCCGCCGCCTCTGTAGATCTCAGTACGAACGTCTTCAGACAATTGGGTTTGAGTAGTACCAGAAACTGCGAAGAGAGGATTGAATGAGAAAGAACGAATCTTGGCCTTGATTTCAGGGCTAATAAAGAGATCGGTCAATCCGCGAGCAGAAGCATCAGAAGGAGTACCACCAGCGAATGAAACGTTAATTCTCTTAAAGCGGAGAATCAAGTCATTCAAACATCCCATATCGAAAGCTCTTGCACCGCCAGTTGGAGCAATAAGGTGCTTGAGGGCACCAGAAGCGGAGTAAGAAACTGAACGGCCATCCTTGGTAGCAGCAGCACCAAGAGCCTTTAGAATAACAGCCCAAGCATTGCGCTCTTGCTTAACAAGAACCTCTTGAGCCATACGATCCAAAGCTCCGCTAACTACGTCGAGACGAGCTTTACGGGCGTACTTCTTGTTGAAGGAAACGGCAGAGTCAAGACGATAGGTAGCGATCTTCAACTCTTGAACTGGTTGATCCATGTAGTTGGAGGGCAAGCCACCAGCGACATTTTGAGCCCAGACGGAAACTAGACCAGCAGCCTCGTTGTAATAGAGGTCAAGAGGATAAGAAGGACTATCGTCTTCGTTATACTCCATGTCTCTATAAATCATGCTGGCAGTACCAGCTTGAGCGAGAACCTTTTGAATTACTGGTCCGACGAAAGCGGCCAAAGCTTCCATAGCCTCGGCAGACTCAACGACATTGCGAGAACCAACCTTTTTGATTAGCTCTACTTGTTCTGGCGTATTTTTTAATTTAAGTCTCATATTAGTATATTAATTAGTTAGTTAAGTTATTGGTTATTATAGGTCGAGGTTTAGTAATGCATAACCATCATCATCAGCAGAACCTAGATAAGTTCCAACTTTGACGTAAGAACCGTGAATAGCGGCATTCCTTGCGAGGATTGAAGATTAGCTTCTCGCCGTTTTCGTCTGTTTCACGAACGTCATTAAGAAGCATTCCAACGACCTTGTTAGCATCGCCAGTACCAGCGGTAGTGACGCGAGCAGTGGTTGAATAGCGATCAGAAACTACGTTAGAGTAAGAAGCTCCAACAGCAGTAGCTGAAGTAATGTTTAGAACATCATCGGTATTTTTCCAACCGTTTCCGAGAACCTTAACGAAAGTTCCCTTGTTTACAGTTTCGAGATCGAAAGCGAACATGTTGATAACTTCATGCTCACCATAACCGCGAAATGGTTTAATTAATCTTTTAGTAGATGAATATGCCATAGTATTTTCCTATTATTTATTTGTTTTGTTTATTTTGTAATAACGAAGCCTTCGTCATTAAAAGCTGATTGATATTTTTGCTTTAAAGTCTTTGAAGGATTAACAACGCCAGCAGTGATTACATCATTTTGCTGAGTTCCGTTGCTAATAGCGTCATCAACGACAGTAGCATTTTCGGTAGAAGCAACAGTCTCTTGAGTCTCAGTAGCCATAGTTTCTTTCTTCTCTTCTTTTGGCATCTTTGAGGCTTTGTAAGACTTATTCTTCTCCTTCATTAAAACGCCCATCTTTTTCTTGTAGGCGGCGAAAGAATCTTCATCCAAATCTCTGATATCGTTAGCAATTACTTCCCTATCTTCGGTATCAAGATCGAACTCTTCATCTAGTCCAGCCATTCTGGAAGAGAATAGTTCTTGCTTCTCCTTAGAAGCTTTTTCTTGTTGTAGGGTTTCTAAAGATTGCTTGAGAGCCTCAAGTTCTTTCTTTAGGTTTTCAGAATCAGAAGAGAGACTAGCGAACTTCTCTTCGGCGTTCTTGATTGCGTCTTCTTTAGCTTTTTGTTCAGCAGTGAATTTCTCGGAAGCCTCTTTTAGTTGCTCTCCAATAAAATCTCTGATAGAAGAAGCGGTTGCTTCTTTGAGCAACTCGTCAGTAATTTGAGATACTTCAGATATTTTCATATTCTTTCTTTCGATAATTACATTAGATTCCAATGTTTGTGAAATTTCTTCTGCTTTTTGCTCTACTATTTCTTCGGATTCAGGTTTTTTGACACTAACGCCAACTACATCAGCAGCAGGATTAGCAGTTAGTCCAACTCCAAGAGGAAGAACTCGACCTTTAATTTTACGGTAAATTAATTGGTTTTCATTGAGTCTTCCGCTGCCGCCGAATCCGGTGAGCTTGCCTTTAATCTTTTCGATTTCTTCTTTGTCAGAAATGATAGTAGCATTTTCAATATTCTTTACTTGCTCTTCAGTAAGAGGCGCATCAGTTCCAAACTCAGAAAATCCTGCTGACAATATTACTCCAACAACATTTGCGCGATTGTGTTCAATATTAATAGGCTTGTTAATGAAGTTTTTGTATACTTCAGTAGCAATAGAAGAATCAATTACATCTCCATTTTTATTAACGCGATTTACAACACAAGCATTAAAAGCAACTGGCAAAAGATCCATATTAGACTCAGCATTAACTTCAGGAATAAAATTCCCTACATCAATTAAACTGGCTAACGATAGATATTTGTCTTTTTCCTCAGATACTAGAGGGCGGATTAAAGAACTAAATGTCGTTGAAAATTCAAATTTCATGTTATTCTAGAAAATATGTAATACTACCTACGGTTGCGGTTGCAATAGCTATTCCAGAATTATCTGGGACTCTCAAAGGAGCAGAATAGTTGCAATTGCCTTGAGCTACATAAGCAAATATACTTCCGCTTGCTACAGTATTAGCATTTGCCAAAGTAAGGTTAGCTTGAGTGCTTATATCAGTAATGAAAATTCTTGAATTACCATTATTGGGTGGCTGAATCAAAACACCTGTTGTTGTAAAATTAACAGTTGTTGTTGGTACGGACGCAATACCATTTTGAATAAAAGATTTCATTATTTTAAAGTTATTAAATATTTAGTCTTATTTACACTTGCTAAAATTTCATCTCTAATATTAAGCAAGTCTGTGTCTTTTGTAATATCTAATTGAGATGGTAAATCATTACTTAAAAAACCAATAAAAGCATCCATTGCTTGCACTGGGCTAATGGATTTATAATTTTGCAAAGTTAAAGCAAAAGAATCCCTAGCGATAATTCGACCGTACTTACCCATGAAAACCTCTACAAATTCATCAACATGACCAGACAAAGAATCATAAAGTTCTCCAAAAGCTTCATGCTCAGAAAATCCATAGGTTTGCCAATGGAATATCTTTACTTGGTTTTGAAATTGCAACATTGAAGATAGAATATTCATATTATTTGCTTTTCTTATATTGTAACAAACAAGATTGGAATTTTTCTTTGTCAGTTCCCTCTTTAGAAGGGATACATTTTTGAAGAAAGTCTTTGAAATTTTGACCCTCTGTTTCGCACATTGACTTGTACTCTTCCTCTTCTTCGTAAGAAGCGTAGACTTGAGCGCGAGAGAGTTGGTCCATTGTTTTTGTTAGGACTTCTCCCTTTTTATAAGTTGGGCCTTCGTTAGTTACTTCATATGAAATAACTTTACCCATTTGATTTGGCAAGTCTTTGATCTCTTTTACGATTCCTTCGCTGCCATAATGATAACAGTTCTTGTTTACATTTCGAACCTTCTGACCAACCATAAACATTGGTTCAGAACTCATATAATTAGCCTCAGACTCTTCGGCAAACATTACATAGTTATGAATCATTACCATGTAATCTTCAGTAATAGCAATCTTGCCTTGTAAGAATGACTCAGTTAAATTTTCTTTAACCTTTTCATCATTTAAAGCATTAAGAATGTTCTCTGCATGAGTTTTAATAGAATTTAAAGAGCCAATTGACATTTCTAAATATTCATTCTTGTACTCTTCCATTTCACTCTCTTCGGATTCCATCTCATCTTCAGGTTCCATCATTTCTTCAGCTTTTGATAAATCAGGCCAAATTTTTAAGAGTTCACTTTGATCCCAAAGAGTCAAACCATCCCACTCTTCTTCATTAGCTTGAGCTTTCTTTAAAGCGTCTTGCTTTGGATAGTCTTTTTCTCCGGGCTTTGCTGGCTTATAGTTCTTGCCGAGACGATCTTTCTTCTTTTGAATATTGTGCCAAAGACCTTTTCCAGCTTCTGTTTCTAAACTAAAGACCTCTTCTGAAGCTTTAACTGGAGAACCCGCCCTCCATTGATAGCATGACCAGTATTTGGCTTTCCATTTTGGTCCGGGGTTTTTGTCGCAGCCATGTCTTGCTCTAAAACTTTTTCTTCTAGCAGGGTCATCTCTCTTGATCTCCATGTTAGGATCACCAAAGTTAACCTTTACAACATTTCCTTTGTCATTTTTGACATAAACAGAAAACTTTTTAGGCCCATCAGGAGTCCTGAATGGCTTATTTAATGTTTTCTTTTCTTTGTCTGCGGCGACGATTTTAGAAGAAATATCGATTTCTAATTCTTTGGTTTTCATATTAAATATATTCTAGCCAGTTTGCTTTTTCTTGTTCTGTATCCAAGTATAAATCATTCTCATCTTCAAAATCATAATCAAGATTATAGTCTTGAATATCGTTATCCGCTTGAGAAAAATCGCTATCATTTGGTTCCCAAGAACCTGTAACATCAATTTCTGAAGCTCTAGCTATATCGCTATCAGCTTTGCGATAAGCATCTTTAACAGTTTTACCAGCCATCATTCTTAAGAAAGTGTTCACACGGGCCATTGCCCATTGTCCTCTCGTCTTTCCGGGTCTATGACTAGAACTAAAAGCTCCAGCGCCTCTACGATAAACTTTCTTTAATTGACTTAAGCTTATTTTCTTAGAGTATTTACTGTTATGCTCTCTAACTTTAGACTTTAAAGCTTCAACTACTTTAGCAGAAAACTCTATTGCTTTATCGCTTTTTGTTCCTGCGCTGCCAGAAGGATTTTTAGAAGAACCGCTGCGTCTTTCAGAAGGTTTAGCAGGGGTCTGAGCGGAGCTTTTAGGCCCAGACCTCTTTGATTCTATAATTTCTATTTCTAAACCTTCTAGATTCATAATTTGCAGCTTATTATTTATACACTAAAAATTAGTAATTAAGGAAATTATAATGGCCCATTTGTATTAAAGTTTGTGTAACTTAATCCTTTTAATAATCCACTCATAAATAAACCATTAGGATGAGGATAAGAATTCATGTCCATATCACAGTAAAAACTAAAATCTAAAACAGCATTTGAACCGATTGAAGAGTCATAAGATAAGTCTTTAAATTTAGCTCCTCTAATATCGTAGCGAATAATAGTTTCGGAACTCTTATTCATCTTGATTGAGATGTCGTATTTAGATTCTGATTTTATATCTGACAAAAGATTGCCTGAATAGTTTAAGTTTCTATATATTGTAGAGAAAGAGCCTTCTACAGTAATTGGAGTGTTTATTTGGCGATCTACTGGGTAAACATAGCCCAATGTTTTTAATGGTTCTCTTTCTAAAGGGATATTAAAATTAAAACTTTGTATAGCGGCATCTTGGATTATTAGATTAGACTTGTTTTTAGATGTTGAATTAGCGTCATAAATGTCAATCACGATATCGCCGGGGAGCAAAACAGAAATTGCATTTCCAGTTTCCTCAAAAGCTGTATTATAAGTTGGAATATTAAACGTTATGCCGGTATTTAATGTTCCGCTCTTTGGTTCTAAATACGGAGAAACTACGTTTATTCCAGAAGAGTAATACAACACATTATGTGCTGCATAATTTACTGTAGCTTTAGGGAAATCGTTAACTTGAGCTTGAACTCCATAAGAAGTAATATAGCAATTACCGAAAGCTAAGACTGGAAACCCAGAAATACTGTTGCCAATTGCATCTGTATTATTTGGAGTAATTGTTAAAAATAGATTGCGCTGATCTCTGTATTTAAAAGGATACTTAAATGTGTTGTTTGTGGCTTGAGTTAAATCAGAGTTGAATGAATAGTTCTGGTCTCCAAAAGAAAACCCAGACAATAAATTACCACTAGGAAAAACTTGCCCACCATCAAATTGATCTAAATTAGGAGGCCCAAGATCAACATAGAAGCCCATTCTAGCTTCGTTTCGCAAATCTTTAATGTTGTAATTGAAACTAAGGCTAATATCAGGAGGATTTAAAGTATAATCATAAACAGTAGAAGCATTTCCTATCTCTGAGAACCTAGAAGATTGAGTATTTATCTGATAACTAAATTGATTAATTCTTTTAAGGGGCTGAATTAAATTATAAACCCCAGTTCTGAGCAGGTTGCCGTTAGGGTCAGAGAAAAAATAGCCACTCGCTGGAGCAGGTCCAACGAATAGCAATTCGTTATTATATATTACTCTGTTTGTAGCCATTAGATTTTGCTATGATAGAGCAAACTAGCCATGTAAGAATCAACTTGATGCTCGCAAGCGATATTATGAATCTCTTCTATTCTCTTTGGGTTTTTATCTACAGGAGTTTCAATGTATTCTCCTATTTTGGAGACCCAATTAGATTGATCTTCGTTTGCGACAATAACTTTAGTGATATCAAGTACTACTTCTTTTTGTAGCTTCTACAATGTCTTTTAATTTCATGACACTGTAATTAGCTTTAGAAGAGGTGCCGATTGGCTTTACATTTTTTGTAGTTTGCTTGATGCCTGTGCTTCCTGCTGGTCTACCGGCTGCATCTATTTTTGGTCCACCGATTAAAGGCTGATAATATCCTTTATCTTTTAAGTCAACAAAAGCAGTTTGAGATTGTACTGACTCATCTGGAGTAGGCAATACTCCAGTTTCAATAGCTTTAAGACCTTCTTCAGGAGTAAGAACTCCAAGTTCAATAAGGCGAGTGTAAATTCTGTTAAGATTTTGATCACTCTTAAGATCCATATCTTCAAAGAATGGAGTTGGGAATACTTTGAACCCTATTTCTTTAGAAATTCTCTTAACTTCTGGCAACAAGAAGTCAGTAATAAAAGCTTGGCGAGCCTGTAATAATTTCTGCCCTAATAGAGATACTTTTGTACTAGCATTAGCGAATTTTTCATTACCAACAAGCACATTATTTAAGCCAATATTGATATCTTTATCGATGATCTCGTATTTCTTTGGATCTAGGATATCAGCAATTTGAGGAATAACGAATTCTGCTTTTGTAGTATAATCGGCAATCAAGACTCTTCCAATAGACTGATTCGCAAATAAATTTTGCATCGTCTTTAAGTTCTCTTGGTTTACTCCACCTTTATCTGGCTCTGCGCCCATTGTGACAAGAAGGATCACTTGCTGAATCGTTCTTGTAAGAGCCATGTCCATACGGCGCATTTCTATTTTTGCGCTAATATCTTCAAGAACAGGAAAACCCATTGGTACAGCGAAGGGTTCGTAATCTTGTTTCTTGTAGAATACGGCGTAGAACTTCTTAGTATCTAAATGTAATAGAACTGCTGTAGCTTTTCCTTTTAGAACTTGCTCTTTAACCAATGGATCAAGAGAATCTAGTATCTCTTTGTCTTCTTCTGTTCTTGGATTTCTAATTTGCTCAAGCTCGTAGTCAGTTAGAACCTTATAATACTGTCCTCTATTAAAAGACAAATTACCATTAACCTGAACGTCTGCTGGATTAATGATTATGTATCTAGCAGGTAAAGAAATTTTTGCCGCCAAAGCTTGTGACCCGAAAACTTGGCTAATTTTAGACACATCTTCTTGTCTAATGTCAGTGTCATACCTATAAATGAAAACATTGCCAGAACGATAATACTCTCTAAAGAACTTGTCTTGAAGAGCAGTAATATTTATCTTATTAAATAAGGCTTGGAAGAAATCTCTTGCGCTTTTATTCCCACCTTTAAGATGAATATTGCCGCAAGAAAGCTCTGACATTAGATCAATAGTATTTCTAAATAAACCAAAGTTATAGTAGGCTTTTTGGCAAAGGATTACTGTATCTCGTACATCAATATTTGATTTATTATAATTATAACCAGTGGCATAATTAAATGGCACCATACCGTCATCAATATTGCGAAAACGATCTGTTCTCTCAATGGTTGATGCGGCGTTTCTGCGGCTCCTCGTTTCGGTAACTCTGCTTGCTACTCCGCCATGAGCAGGAGTAGAGCCTTCTACCATCATTGGGGCGAAAGAATTTTCCGCAACTTTGTCTTTTTTAACCTTTGCCATAAGCCTAATAATTAATTACACATTTTAAATTAAAATTGGTGTAAATCCCGCAGCTACTATTTTATTTTCAGTAGTCATAATGTCATTATAGCATTTGGAGCCCCATTTAGCTAACATTAAAGCAGTATAATTATCTTTTCTTGCTCTATTAGGAGAATTGGAACGCTTTAAGTGTTGAGGAAGGTCAAAATTAACAGACCCACGGCTACTAGTAGTGAACTCAACTAGCGAGCATTGCTTCTTAGTGTTATAGACAAGCAAATCTTGGTGTTCAATTAGATCTAACTTGTTCCAGTCTTTACTTTCTTCTACGAAGATTATTTCTTCTGGTATTCTCTTATTTATTTCTTCATTAAAGAAGGTCTCGTTGGCTACTGTCTTTGAAGCAAACCAGATTTTCTTATAGTCAATTGCCGCTTGTAGATTTTCATTACCTCTTCTAATGAAGGTAGTAGTGAATACTTGAGTTACTGCTATTTGTTTATTTTCAAGGTTATATTGACTCTTGGCTTTCTGAACCATCTTTGTGTATTCAATACCTTCAAGATCGGAATCGAAGTCAATAAACTTAATCTTCTCAGATTCTGAATTTACAAACTGAGATTCATTATAAGTGTTGAAGAAAATATCAGCACCAGCATTATCACATATGATATAAACAATATTAAAGCTAGTCATTAAGTAATGAAAGTATTTAATGTGAGTATTTAAACTGCCAAGACCAGCATAAGCATGAACGAGAACGTCATTTTTGTTTTCTCTGTCTATTTCCAAAATAGCCATTGCAAAATAGTCAGCATTTGGACTGTCGCTCATGTTGGGGTCCATTGCTAAGATATATTGCTTGCCGCTATCTCCTCTAATTTGGGAGTGAGGTCTCTCTTCAAACTTAAGAGTACATTCTTCCATCTTCTTCATGCTGAAGTAAGAGTCGCTACCATCAGTAAATTGAGCGCAATACTCTCTCAAGAAAGAAGCGTGAGAAGATCCACCGTTTTGCGCCTCTTCTGTAATTGAAGAATCTATCATCTCTGGAGGAAGAGACTCATAACTTAATTGAGAAACAAAATAAGTAGCACTTGTTGGCTCCTTTGAATAAATATTATCGCACCACTCTTTATAAGTCTTATAGAGATTCTCAAAAGTATAAGAAGCAGAAGACAGAGCGATCATTTTGGAAGTATTCTTGAACTCCATGCGGTCAGCTTCAGTCATTGCGCCTTGTGCAATTAATTCATTCTCTTGTTCGCGAATACTAATACGTTCTTTAATGTCTTGAGGAACAATCAAGAAGGGCATTAATACATTTTTGATGATATCTTCTGGCAATAACAAGAATTCGTCTAGCACAAGAACATTAGCGCGGAAACCACGAATCTTTTCGCCGCTTAGAGGAATAGCTTTTATTGAACCTTCGTTAATTGACCAGTCGTATTCATCATTACGCTTTGACTTTGCGCCAAATGCTTGCATCAAAAGGTCTGCGCCTTTAGATTCGGTAATCTTTTCTATTGAATTGAAGATGCTTCTTGCTGTTCTGAAGGTTGGACCAGCAATTAAGATTTTACTCTTAGGTTCAAAGATGCATTGTAGGAAACAAAACACCGCAGCAGAGAAAGATTTAGAAGCACCGCGACCCCACACGTTCATGCAGAAGTTTCGGTTCAACATTCCTTTAATTACAATCTCTTGATAAGGCCATAATTTTATACCAGAAATTAGCTCTGTAGTTATCCCTATATTTGAACGCAAAAACTTAGCTAAAGTTATCTTAGCTTCCTTATCTTCAAGAGTATCTTTTAATCTAGAATATTCATCATTTAGATTTGGGATTATTCTATTGTATTTCTCTGGGGTATACCACATATTATAGCATTTTTAGGTCGTAGCAAAGCTGGAGATCGTATTTAAAGAAGTTCTCATCAGTAGAGAACATCTTTTCAATAATGCGAACGGACTCTTTGCGCCCCTTTGCAAATAAGAATTGCACATGGGGATATTTCTGAATCAACTCTCTGACATTATGGAATATAAACTCAGGGTTTACCTTTGTAGCCTTCTTGTATACATGAGGAAGATAATTAAAAGACAGAGCATTACTTAAACTCTCTTCTACAATGATAACCATGTTAGCTTTGGCTTCGCTGGCTTTCTCAATCTCTCGACAAAACCTTTCGTAACCGGCGCTTAGTGTTCCAATGAAATCAGAAATAGACTTTCTCTCAAAGTAAAGCTTGCCATCATAACTTGGATGACTAAACCCATAGTCTCCAAACTTAAGAGTACGAACTTCAGATGCCATATTAAATATAAACGGCTTCTGCTCTCGGGTATCAATGTAAATGATTGACCCTTTGGTTTGTAATGGTGCTAAATTATCTAAACTCTCTGGGTATATGTATTTATTTTTAAATCCAAGATCTCCAGCGAACTGATAATAATCACCAAAAATTTCTTGTAAGTAAATAACGCTCGGGCTTAAGACGCTGCGAAGCTCAACTTGAGATGGAGTATATTCTAGACCTTTCTTTTCTTTTCTCTTGATGAGAAAGTCTTTGCAGTACTCTTTCTGTTTCTCTAGTGATTGAGCTTTGAGCCAGTTTTTTAGATTATTTTTATTGTTGAAGTCAGTATTAAAGTACTGCTCTTTATTCTTGTAAATAATTATGGAGTTATCGAAAGCATCATAGCGAGGATGATGTTGTTGATAGTACTCTATTACTCTTAGTTTGTGAGCTTTGAGATGGCGATTAAAGTCTGCATCTACCTCATAAGCCTTTTGACATATTTTACATGTTTCAGCCATTTAACACCTCGTCCTCTGAAATTCCTAAGATACGGCACTTGATTTCATCCATTGTAGAGAGGCGATCTATTTCATTCTTTACCATCGCCTTTCTCCTTTCAGCAAGTTTTAATAATTGCATACGAGATTCTTCTTCTTTCCACATTTGAACTAGATTAAGGATACTGGCGTTTTCTTTTATTTGCTTGCTAAGACGATCACTTCGCTTTACCTTAAGGTCATTAAGAAGTTTTTGCTGGCGAATGGTCGATTGGTTATATTCGTCTCTTGCTCCACTGATTGCTTCAATGAGAGCCATTGGCAATTTGCCGCCGCCATCAATTTCTACATCAATTTGATTTTGAAGAGTTTGAATTGTCTCTTGAATATTAGCATAGAGTACTACTTCAGTAGCTAGAACAATGTATTGATCTACTTCTTCTTGAGTAAGGTCTGGTTTATCAAATGTATAACGGACAAAAGAGCTTTCAAAT